ATTGGTTCGATTGAGACGGTTGAAGTAAACGTAGGTGCAATAGCAGGACCATTTGCAAAAGGACCTGTTCTTACCCCAGTACGTATATCTACAGAATCTCAATTAATTGAAATCTTCGGGGAACCATCCGAAAGTAACGCAACTACTTGGTGGACTGCAGCAAGTTTTCTATCATACGGTGGAGTGCTTGACGTAGTTAGATGTGCAACATCTGGACAACTAACAGCATCAGATGACGCAACAACTTCTCCATATCTTCTTTCTATTACTACTAAGGAAGTATACGAAGCAACATATTTCACAGCAGCAGCAAACCCATTTAAGTTTGCAGCAAGAGACGTAGGTTCAACTGCAAACGCAATTAAGGTTGCAGTTATAGACAAAGGAGCAGACGTTTCATTAACACTAGACGGTTCTCTATCTGTTGCAACAGTTGGAACACAAATTCAGAATACAGCTGGAACTAAGAGTGGATACATCTATGCGTGGGATGCTACCACAAATACAGTTTCATTGATTACGTCTGACACATGGACAACTACTGACATTGTTGAAAACGGTGTTACTGACAGAAACATTTCAACAATTGCTGACTGGTATGATGGTCAAGTGGTATACACTGGATTACCTTGGTCATCAATCGGTCCTCGTCCTGGTACTTCACCATATGTTGCAGCACGTGGTGGTGCTAATGATGAAATGCACGTTGTAGTGTATGATTCAACTGGTGCAATTACTGGAACACCAAACACTTTACTTGAGAAGCACACATATTTGTCTAAATCAAATAATGCAAAGACTTCACAAGGTGCAGGTAGTTACTACCCTCAAGCAATTCTTGATAAGAGTAGTTACGTTTACTGGGGTTCACATGAAACTGCAGTGTATGACGTAAGTGCTAACCAAGCAGCAAACGGTGGTAATATTGCAGGTACTAGTAACGCAGGTTCACCTAGCGAAACAACATTTGATTTATTTGGATCACCTAAAACTTACACCTTCCAAAAAGGTGCTGAGACTGGGACTGCAACATCAGGAGAGATCATTACTGGTCTTAATGAGTTTGCTGATACTGAAACAGTACAGATTGATTACATCCTTATGGGTCCTGGTGATGCTTCGAGTAAAACAAACTCACAGGCAATCGCTGCAAAAGTATTACAGATAGCCGATAGCAGAAAAGACTGCGTTGGTTTCTGTTCTCCATATAGAGGAGACGTTGTTGGAGTAGTAAGTTCCACAACACAAACAAGTAATGTCGTAAGTTTCTATACTAACCTTCAATCCACATCATTCGGTGTGTTTGATAACACTTGGAAATATATCTACGATAGATTTGCTGATAAGTACAGATACATTCCATGTAACGGAGACGTTGCAGGATTATGTGCTGCAACTACTGCAAACGGATTACCTTGGTTCTCACCAGCAGGTTTAAACCGTGGTGCTATTAAGAATGCTGTTAAACTAGCATACTCACCAACCAAATCCGAAAGAGATTCATTATACCAGAAGAGAATTAATCCTATTACCAGTCTACCTGGTCAAGGCATAGTTCTATTCGGTGACAAAACAGCTCTCGCTTCACCATCTGCATTTGATCGCATCAACGTCCGTCGTCTTTTCAACGTGATAGAAAAGACAATCGGTAATGCTGCGAAGGGGGTACTCTTTGAACTTAATGACGAATTCACAAGAAACAACTTTAAGAATGTTGTTGAACCATACCTTAGAGGTGTACAAGCCGAAAGAGGTTTAACAGATTTCTTAGTTGTATGTGATGACACCAATAACACTGGTGCAGTCATTGACGCGAACGAATTTAAGGCAGATTTCTATATCAAGCCTGCACGTTCAATCAACTTTATCACACTGACTTTCATAGCAACACGTACTGGTGTTAGCTTTGAGGAAGTCGTCCCTCGCAGATAATTAACGGAGCAATTAACAATGGCAACCCCACTAGGTATTTTAGAATTCCAGAAGGCAATTAGAGGCGGTGTTCGCCCTAACCTCTTCTCGGTATTCCACTCTTGGCCTCAAGGCACATCTTTATCAGAACCAATAGTCGATGGTGTTTCTGGAGCGAAAGGAGCTGCTGTAACTTATATGTGTAAGTCTGCTGCATTGCCAGCAACTAACGTAGGTACAGTTGAACTTCCTTTCCGTGTACGTGTAATCAAAGTTCCTGGCGACAGAACTTATGAAACATGGACAGGTACATTCTATATGGATGATGCATTCGCACTAAGAAGTGCTTATGAAAAATGGATAGAATTGACTAACGGTGTAGATGCAAACACAGCATCAGCAGACATAGTAGATACATGGGTAGACATCAAAGTCACACAACTTGATAAGTTTGGTGGTGCAGGTGCTGCTGATGGAAAACTAACAGAACTCAGAAAGTATAACCTGATCTCTGCTTTCCCTGTAAGTGTTTCACAAGTATCACTTGCATACGACAACAACGATTCATACGAAGAGTTTGATGTTGAGTTTGCTTATCAGTACCACACTACTGAAGGTGGAGACAATAAGAATAACGTCGTTTAGAAAGTCAACTAAATAGTCAGGTAAAGAAACCAAAATATTATGGCAGAGTTATTCGGTTTCTCGTTTAAGAAGAAAGCGGTTAAGGAGCGTGCCCCGTCTCCTATCCAACCTTCTAGCGAGGACGGAGCTACTAGTTATATTGCAGGAGGTTACTATGGTCAGTATCTTGATCTAGACGGTAACTTCAAAACTGAGTATGACATGGTGAAGAAGTATCGAGAGATGGCGATGCATCCAGAAGTGGATTCCGCTATCGAAGATATTTTGCATGAAGCAATAGTTGCTGATCAAAACGATAGTCCTGTAGAATGTAACCTTGACAACCTCGATGTGAGTGAGAGTGTCAAAGGAATGATACGTGACGAGTTTGATTATATAAAAAATTTATTTGGATTTGATTCTAAAGCCCATGAAATGTTCCGCAGATGGTACATTGATGGACGTATGTATTATCATAAGGTAATTGATTTAGATAATCCAGCAGACGGAATTAAGGAAGTAAGATATATTGATCCATCAAAGATTAAGAAAGTAAGGCAGATAACAAAACCAAAAACTGCAGACGAGTTTATGAAGTATGACTTTGGATCTTCCGAGGAATACTTCGTATACAATCCAAAAGGATTGAACAACACTTCAGCAAACAGTGGTATAAAAATAGCAAAAGATGCTATCACTTATGTGACAAGTGGTATTATGGACACCAATAGAAATATTGTTTTGTCTTATTTGCACAAAGGAATCAAGGTACTCAATCAACTTAGAATGATCGAGGACAGTCTAGTTATATACAGAATATCACGTGCACCTGAAAGAAGAATATTTTATATTGACGTAGGTAACTTACCTAAAGTTAAAGCAGAACAGTATCTTCGTGAAGTTATGGGAAGATATCGTAACAAATTAGTATACGATGCTGCCACTGGTGAGATACGAGATGACAGAAAATACATGTCAATGATGGAAGATTTCTGGTTACCACGTCGTGAAGGCGGTAGAGGTACAGAAATTACCACATTACCAGGTGGTCAGAACCTTGGAGAATTGACAGACGTGCAATATTTCCAAACAAAACTTTACAAAGCGTTAAATGTTCCAGCTGGTAGACTTGATTCTGCTACATCATTTAACCTTGGAAGATCATCTGAGATCACCAGAGATGAATTAAAGTTCACTAAGTTTGTAGGTAAACTCCGCAAAAAGTTTAGTGATCTTTTTAATGATGCCCTGAAAACTCAATTGATCCTGAAGAGTGTTATCACTCCAGAAGACTGGGAGGATATGAAAGAACATATTCAGTATGACTATCTGAAAGATAATCATTTCACAGAGCTTAAGAATCTAGAGATGAAGACAGAGCAACTCAATGTACTTGCTGCTATGGATCCTTACGTTGGTAAGTTCTTTTCTATTGATTATATCCGTCAAGAAATTCTTGGTATGACTGAGAAACAGATTGAAGAAATGGATATGCAAATGGCAGATGATATTGAAATGGGTAGAGCAATGAACCCAACTGATTTAGTCGCTGCAGATCAACAACAGTTGGATGCAGAAACTGATAACATAGAGTTAGATCAGGAAGTTAAGAAAGCTCAAATTGCTAGCCAGAAGTCTAAAACAGAGAGTGATAGACAGAAAGCACAGCAGCAACCCGCGGCTGCAAAACCTAAAGCTGATAAATAAATTACAGACAACGTTACATTATGGCAACACAAGAACGAGAAATCGTTGATTTACTTTGGGATAATGATAGAGCAGATGCTCTTGATAAGATCAAAGACATGTTACAAGTGAAAGCTGCAGCTGCAGTTGATGCTAGTAAATTAGACGTTGCAAACAGAATGTTTCCGCATGTTCCTGATGATGGCAGACCAACTGGATTACCTCCAGAAGGCGAAGCATCAGCTGATGAAACTGCAGAAGTAATCAACCGCAACGATGAAAACGACTCAGAGGAAAACGATGATGAGACTGATAACGGAACAGAACAATGATATAGAAGTTCTTACCGAAGACAAAGACGGTAAGAAATCAACCTATATCAAAGGTATCTTTCTACAGACTGAAATTACTAATCGCAACGGACGCATGTATCGCTTTGATACTTTGAACCGTGAGGTAGGTAAGTACAACGAAGAGTTCATCCAACGCGGAAGAGCACTTGGTGAGTTAGGTCATCCAGAAGGTCCGACCGTTAACTTAGATCGCGTTTCCCACAAGATCGTTGAGCTTTACCCTGAAGGTAAAAACTTTATAGGTAAGGCAAAGTTGTTAGAAACCCCTATGGGTAAGATCGCAAAGAACTTGCTTGAGGAAGGGGTACAACTCGGTGTTTCTTCACGAGGGTTAGGTTCTCTTAAAAAAGAGGGCACAACTAGCGTGGTCGCCGATGACTTCATTCTTTCCACTGCTGCAGATATAGTGGCAGACCCCTCCGCACCTGATGCTTTTGTTGAAGGTATTATGGAAGGTAAGGAATGGGCTTTAGTCGATGGTAAGATTAAAGAAGCACAAATCGAGGCTATCAAGGCATCCCTTGATAACGCACCCTCACCACAAGAACTTCAAGAAAGAAAGATTTCCGCGTTTGCGACTTTCCTAAGAAGTTTATGATTTATAAATAAATTATAGATTTATACACTAGTTTAAAATCCCGTAGGAGTACAAGTAATGTCTACTATTGATGAAAAATTCCAAAAGGTGATCGCTGACAAGAAAGCATCTCCAAAGGAAACTATCAAAGAGGACGCAGCAGTTGGCGACGCAGCTATTAAAAAAGGTGCAGTACCACAGCAAAAGTCCGACCTTAAGAACGATGCCATTGAGGTAGGCGGTTCTACAAAGGAAAAACCAGAAGGACCTGATAATGTAGGTGCGAAGGCAGCTGCTCCTGTTGGGACAACTGGAGATTCTACTATCAAAACGAAGCCAAGTGGAGCTTCATCAGCAATGCCTGGTGGACTTTCTGCTAAAATCTTTGATGAGGTAGAAGCAAACGGAGAAACAATCTCCGAAGGAGAGATCAGTGAAGACATCAAGGCAGTATTGTCTGGTGCAGATCTTGACGAAGAATTCCAAAAGAAAGCATCTACTGTTTTTGAAGCCGCTGTACAAGCGAAAGTCAACAACAGAGTTGAAGCACTTAAGGATACTGCAGAACGCAGGATTGGCGAAGAACTCGAAGGAATCAAAGAGGAATTTGCTGGTCGTATAGAGAATTTCCTCTCATATGCTTGCGAAGAGTGGATGACTGAAAACGAACTTGCCATTGATAGTGGTCTTCGTTCAGAAGTTACCGAAGCATTTATGGGTGGATTAAAGAAATTGTTCATCGAATCAAACATCAACTTACCAGACGAGAGTTTGGATGCAGTTGCTGAGATGAGCGAGAAACTAGATGAAATGGAGACCCGACTCAACGATCAAGTTGAGAAAAACATTGGACTGCATGAGAAGGTAGCAACCTACAGAAAGAATGAGATTTTGACAGAACTATCCAGAGGACTTGCAGAAGTTCAGAAAGATAAGTTTACCTCTCTAGCTGAAGCAGTCGAATTCAAAAACGAAGAGTCGTATCGTGAAAAGCTTGGACAAATCAAAGAGAGTTACTTCGGAGCGAAAGCACCTGAGGTAGCAGAAGAAATCTCTTCTGAAGAACCACAAGCTAAAGTTGAAGCCATTAGCGAAAGCATGACTTCGTATGTCGAACAGCTAGCTAAAAGGCTATAACGACTGTAAACACTAACTCAAGAACGGAGTAAATCTAGCATGTTTAATGCAGAAAAACTCCAAGAGAAGTGGGCACCAGTACTTAACCATGATGGTCTTCCTGAAATCAAGGACAACTATCGTAAGTCTGTTACCGCAATTCTCTTGGAAAACCAAGAGCGTGCTCTTAATGAAGAGCGTAACGTTCTAACAGAGGCACCAACAAACGTTGGTCCTATCAACACACAGACAACTGGATCAGGTGCAGTTGCAGGTTTCGACCCAATACTGATCTCCTTAATCCGTCGTGCTATGCCTAAGCTTATTGCTTATGACATCGCAGGCGTTCAGCCTATGTCTGGTCCTACTGGTCTTATCTTTGCGATGAGAAGTAGGTATACAAACCAAACTGGCAATGAAGCATTCTTCAATGAGCCAGACGCACAGTTCTCTGGAACTGACGGTGCAACTCCTCCAACAGCAACAACTGAAAAGAACCCAGGTTTAATCAACG